CGCCATTGTTAAAGGTCCGGTCATCAAACGTAAAAAGGCGATGACTTGGGGCAAGGGTTGGAAGCCCGAGGTTACCGAGGACATCAAAGAATGTTTTGAGCGGGTTTCCCCTTATGACATTTTCCCGTCCCCGAACGCTGTTACTACTCAGGACGGCTACATCATCCAGCGTCATCAGCTAACTAGGGCTGATCTGTCCAAGATGATTGGCGCTCCCGGTTACCGCGATGACCAGATCGAGCAAGCCCTTGACGCCTACGGCAATGGCGGGCTGCGCAATCTTGAGCAGTCAGATACCGAGCGCAACACACTTGAGGGTCGAGCCAACGTGCTGGTTGGCACCGAGATCATTGAAGCTATTGAGTTCTGGGGTTCGGTCTCTGGATACATGCTCAAGGACTGGGGCGTTACTGACGTTGAGGAAAACAAGGAATATGAAGTCAACTGCTGGAAGGTCGGTAGCTACACCATCAAAGCAATAAAAAACCCAGACCCACTGGGTCGACGCCCCTACAGTAAGGCATGCTGGGAAAGCATCCCTGGGGCATTTTGGGGCGTAGCTTTAGCAGAGGTGATGCGCGATACCCAGACGATCTGTAACGGTGCGGCGCGCGCCTTATCAAACAACATGGGTATCGCTTCTGGTCCACAGGTGGAGGTCACGGTTGATCGATTGCCAGCCGGTGAAGATTTAACCAGCATGTATCCCTGGAAGATATGGCAAACAACCAGTGATCGAACGGGGGGCGGTCAGCCAGCAGTTAGGTTCTATCAGCCAAACATGAATGCAGATACGTTAATGAACGTAATGCAATATTTCCAAAAAGTTGCAGACGAAGTCACTGGAGTCCCAAACTATGTCTACGGTAGTTCTAATGTTTCTGGCGCTGGGCGTACTGCTTCTGGACTTTCTATGCTTATGGAGAATGCGTCAAAGGGAATCAAGCAAGCAATTCTGAGCCTGGATAAAGCCACCAGTGAAATGCTTAAACGCTTTTACGATCACTTGATGATTTACGACGACGACAATAGCATCAAGGGTGATATGCAAATCATAGCGTCAGGTGTTGTTGGGACTCTGCTGAAAGAAACCCAGCAGCAGCGTCGCAATGAGTTTATGCAGCTAACTGCAAACGCAATTGACATGCAGATCATTGGACCGGCTGGTCGTGCAGAACTGCTGCGCGAAACTGCTAAGTCCTTGAACATGGACGTAGACAAAATTGTTCCAAAGCCTGAAGAAATTCTGATGGCTCAACGTGCTTCCCAGGAAGCCGAGGCGGCTGCTCAGCAAGTGCCAGCAGAAATGCAAGCACCAGACCCTGCACAAATGCAGCCCCAGCAACCACAGTAACCGGAGAAAAAAATGGCAAAACTTACATCGTTTGCAACAGGCGTTGGTTCTGGCTACCTGGCTGGTGAGCGGTTAAAGAAAACCGAGGCGCGTCAGAAGCGCCAGGACGACATCCTGGAAAAGTATCTGACCAGCGGCGATGCGTCGATGAAGAAAGACCCGATGTCCAGCACCACGTTCGACCCCGAGACGGGTGGCACGATGGATATGCTAACGGGCAAGGTCACCTATTACCCAGACGACCTTCAAGCCCTGGAAGAACGAAAGCGTATTCGCGGTATGGCAAACGGCGGCATGGTCCAGCCGATGCCCCAGCACTTGGACAAAATGTCTTGGCAGCGCCAAACATTTAAGAAGTGACAGATCAAAAAACTCTCGAAGTGCTTGATCGTCTGAAGCGGGAATCAGACTTTCAAAAGTTCGTGGAGTATCTATTCAGGGAACGCGAAGCAAAGCGTGAAGACTTGGAGTCGGCTACTGCCGCAGTGCAAAGCCACAAGCTCCAGGGCTACTGCTTAGCCTTATCGGACCTGATAAAGCTGTGTTCACCTGAACACAAGTAACCGCCGGGAAACCGGCATCAACCCGCCCTGAATTCCAGTCGAGTAGGCAGAGACTCCTAAGAGGCTCTCTTGCGCGCGGGACATGGCTCAGAGGAATATTTAAATGCCAAGACTACCTAAAGCAGTGGAGAAGCAAGCCGAGCTTGCGGATCAAATCTACCAACAAGTCTATGGGACACCGGATACCACAACCCCGGCTCCCGCTCCGTCGCAACCAGCAACAGCTGAACAAGCGGACCCACAACCGGAAGCAGCACCAGCAAGCGCTCCTGAACAGGAACTCGCTAAGCCGGAAGAGCAACCGCAAACCCAAGAGAAACCACCCGATGAAGGCGGCGATCTGGATCACTGGCGTCAACGCGCCAAGGTCGCAGAAGGTCGTCTTACCAAAGAGCAGCCGCGCATGGCGCAGACAATCCGAGAACTCAAGGATCAACTGTCTGATGCCAATTCTAAAATCGCAGCGCTTGAGGCGGCTCAGTCTAGCCCAGCACCCTCGCCCATTAAGCCGGAAGAGGTTGAGCAGTATGGCGCTGAGTTCATCGACATGGTTAAGCGCGTAGCCCGCGCTGAGTCTCCTGGCATCGATGGGAACGTGAAAAAACAGCTTGAGCAAGTTACGGCGCAGCAGCGTCAGGTAGCGCGTCAACAGTTCTTTGAAACCCTGAACAGAGACGCTCCGCAGTGGGAACAGCTAAACACCGATCAAAACTTCCTTGACCACCTAAGTGGGCTTGATCCGTACACGGGTCGACCCCGCCAGGAAATTTTTGACGACGCTTACGAGAAGCTCGATGCATGGCGCATCGCCAACTTCTTCAATGCTTATGAACAGTCGCGGCAAAAAAACCCCGAGCCAGACAAAGCCCCTAGCAGGGCGGATCAGGTGGTGCCAAACGTAAGTCGTGCAGGCACACCGCCACCCCCTGCAAAAAAGATGTGGACTACGAATGAAGTCGCCCGTTTTTATGCGGATGTCCGTCGTGGTGCTATCAACGAGGCTGATGCGGCTCGGATTGAACAGGACATATTTGCCGCTCAATCTGAAGGACGTTTGCGTTAAAACAATACCGTTTGACGCTAATCATCATCAATCAGGAGGGCGGCAAGACATTTAACTAAGGAAATTAAAATGTCTATTACCGTCAATTCTGGCTACTACGGTAGCGGTACTACCGATCAATACACTGGAAAGTTCATTCCCCAGATTTGGTCGGGCAAGCTCCAGGTCAAGTTTTACGCTTCGACCGTCTTGTCTTCCATCACCAACAACAGCTGGGAAGGCGAAATCAAAGACCAAGGCGACAAGGTCGAGATTCGCACCATCCCGTCGATCACCATCTCTTCTTACTCTAAGGGTCAGAGCCTGAGTTCTCAGGTTCCTACCGGCGGCGTGGTGGAGTTGCTGATCGATCAGGGCAAGTACTTCCAAGTTGTGGTTGACGATGTGGATGATGTCCAGTCTGACCTCAAGCTGATGGACATCTTTACCAACGATGCTGCACAGCAAATGAAGATTGCCGTTGACACTGACGTGTTGGCTGGCATGAAGAACGCTGCTGCTGCCTCTAACCAAGGTGCTGCTGCTGGCGCTCTGTCCGGCAACATCAACCTAGGTGACGGCAACGCCACTGGTGGTCTGACCGGCGTGAAGCTGACTAAGAACAACGTCATCGACAAGATTGTCGAAATGAACCAAGTTCTGAACGAAGCCAACGTGCCTGAGCAAGGTCGCTGGATGGTCATCCCTGCATGGATGGGTTCCCTGATCAAGACCTCTGATCTGAAGGACGCTTCCATCACTGGTGACCAGGCATCGCCCCTGCGCAACGGTCGTATCGGTACCGTTGACAACACCACCTTGTTCGTGTCGAACCTGTTGCCCAGCGCAACTGGGGCAGCGCGCGAGTCTGGTGACGCTGGTGCTGGCACTGTTAAGGGTACCTACGTCTACATGGGCACCTCTGACGCCGTGACCTTTGCTTCGCAAATTACCAAGGTTGAGTCGCTGCGTTCACAAACCACGTTCGGTAATCTCGTCCGTGGCTTGAATGTATTCGGCTTTAAGGTAATCAAGCCTGAAGCTCTGGTGGAAGGCTTTTTCTACAACTGATGAGGTTGGGGCGGGTCGGGCAACCGGCTCGCCTTTTTCAATGCTGCTAAGACACAAACGAAACGGCAACATTTATGCGTATGCCAAGGTCCTCATGGACAGTGGCGATTACGAAATCTTTGAAGAGCCAAAGCCAATAAAGGCTCAGCCTAAGCTCGCAAAGGTTGTGCGTCGCACAAGAGAATCTACCTCAAAAATCGGAGAGCCACATGGCACAGACACCCAATGACATACTCATTCGGGCTGGAGACATTCTTCAGGACCAGACCAACGTCCGTTGGGTACAAGCCGAGTTGCTCCGCTATTTAAATGACGGGCGGCGTGAACTTGCGATTCATCGACCTGATATTTATTCGTCTACCTTTGTACATACATTGATCGCCGGGTCTTATCAAAGCATCCCGACGGATGGAAATCGATTCTTAGATGCGGTTCGCAACATATCCGCCACTAATGTGGTGGGTCGAGCAGTGCGTGTGGTTGAGAGAGAAATTCTCGATGCGCAATCTCCCGATTGGCATACTGAGGCTGCGTCTACTGCTATCAGGCACTTCATGTTTGATGAGCGCAGCCCGAAGACGTTTTATGTTTATCCGCCAGCGGCTGCTGGGCACAAGCTTGAGATCGTGTACTCAAGGTCTCCAGTAGATATTGCTACTTCAGACTTGTCATCGACATCAATCTTGGCGAGCGAAGACATTTATTCTGGTGTGCTGTTGGACTACATACTCTATCGCGCCTTCTCGAAGGACAGTGAATACGCGGGCAACATGCAGCGCGCCAGTCTTCATTACCAAATGTTTACCACTTCTCTTGGTATTGGCAACCGTAAGCGTTACGCAACTTCGCCCAACACCGCCAACAACGATGGCGTTCCGTCTCGTGCTACCTCACTCGATACGGTTTAATCATGGCGACGATTAGCGATTTTTATCCCTACATCTTTCCTGAAGTTCCTGGCTGTCCTGACTTCTCAGTAGATGTCGCGGTACGCGCTGCGTTGGTTGAGTTTTGTGAGAAGTCGCTGATCATTCAGCGCGACCACGATCCAATCACCGTGGTCAAAGGAATCATTGATTACGACTTAGAGCCACCAAACAATCAGCTTGTTTCTAAGGTGATGAAGGCTTGGTACAAAAATGTTGAGCTAGAGGCGATTTCGCCTGACAACGTAGACCAGTCTTTAATCTATAACTCTATGTTCACCGGCGCGAGCGTTCCATATGCCGAACCTAGAGCGTATCTACAGAAGGATGAAAGGACTATAACCATTTATCCGTTCCCTAAAGACGCTGCTGCTAACGCGCTGACACTTCGGGTGGCGCTGAAGCCAACTCGTAAAGCAGACGTTGTAGAAGATGTCCTGTACGAAGACTATGCAGAAATCGTAGCCAATGGAGCCAAGGTGCGCTTGTTCAGCATGTCAGGCAAGAGTTGGACCAATGGACCCGCCGCGGCGTTTTCCCTGACTCGATTTAATGAGGGAATAAATCTGGCTCGAACAAGAGCCATGACTGGCGGCACCCGAGGCGAAGTTCGTGTACGGCTAACTGGAGTGTGACGATATGGCTGAGTCAAAGAAAGACCCAAGGCTGGCTCGCGCTGGTGTTTCTGGATTTAATCAGCCCAAACGTACACCTGGTCACCCGACTAAGAGCCATGTTGTTGTTGCAAAAAGTGGGGATCAAGTTAAGACGATCCGGTTCGGGCAGCAGGGTGTGTCCGGTAGCCCAAAGAAGAGCGGTGAGTCTGACGCCTACCGCAACCGACGCGAATCATTTCAAGCTCGACATGCTTCAAATATTGCAAAGGGAAAACTAAGTGCTGCCTACTGGGCAAATAAAGTCAAGTGGTGAATCATGGCAACAAAAATTAAATTAGTTCAGGGCGACACCAAGCCACAAATCAAATGCGTGATCACCGATGAGAACACCGGCTCGATCATCAACCTTGCTGGCTCAACTGTTCTTCTGAAGTTTAGAGCCGCCGGTTCTTCAGCTATCTTGTTTAACCTCACAGGATTTCTTCAGGCTGGCTTAGAGGCTGCTGATGGCAGCATTACGCTGGCTGCGCCTGGGGAGCAATATGAAGTTGCCGGTAGTGGTGGTCGCGTAGCTTTTCAATTCAACACCGGCAACCTGAACGTCGATCCAGGGTTGTATGAAGGCGAGATTGAAATTACTTTTACTGGACCCGCTGGGGGCGTACAAACTGTTTTTACACCCCTGAAGTTTCAAGTGAGAGCGCAGTTCTAAATGGCGCGCGACCCTAAAGCCCAGCGCCTGAAGGCTTTAGCGACTTACCAAGTTCTTAAAGCTCAGGCAAAAGCCGCTCTTGGTGAAGCTGCTGTCGCGCAGCAAAGCGTTATTGATGCAATTGCCAGGACTGCTGTACTTGCATCTGCAAGCAAGCAAAACGCAATAACAGCGTCAATAAAGTCAACGCTGCTTGAGGCGACAGCTGTTGAAACAGGGATGTTCTTTTTCCTGTTCCAGTTGGATGACCAGGCATTAACGTCGGACGCTCAGTTTCTGGACGTGTCGAAAGGAATTCTCGACAAGGAAGTTTTGGCTGTCGACCTTGCCTTGCGATCTTTTGGCAAGACCCTGGCGGATCAGTTCCTGATTTCTGACCAGTCGCTCAACTCTTTCGGCAAGAGCCTCAACGATCCCGTTGGAGCCTCTGAAGAATCCGTAACGGCTTTTTCCAAGCGATCTTTGGACATCGCAGCAACCAGCGACAACAGGCTGTTTGATGTTGCCAAACCTGTCGAGGATCAGTTTGATATTGCTGACTTAACCATCCTTGGGTTTGGAAAGCGCATTGAGAACTATTCTCAGGTCGTGGATGCTTTCGACAGGGTAGTGTCATACGTCCGGTTCTTTACAGATAGTGCTGATGCAACGGACGAAGTCAACGCTTTATTGTTGACCGACGACGGTCAGGTGATGGCGATTAACAAAGGTGTAATCGACTACACGTCGACGAGCGATGGGTTAATCACGTTTGCGCTGTCCAAGTCGTTATCTGACCAGTCTCTGGCTACAGACTTAAAAGTTTTCAGCTTGGACAAGCCTTTTGCTGACTTGGCATCGACTAACGATCAGTCAGTGTCCAGCATCGAGAAGTCCCGCGACGATGTTTTTGTTGCCCAAGATCAGCGTCAGGCGTTTGTTGAGAAGTCCCTGACCGACTCAACGACAGCAACAGAATTACTGTTAAACAGCGTTGATAAGCTGTTGACGGAAAACGCCTCATTCGACGACAGTCAAGTTTTTGACTTTGATAGTCAACAATTTTCGGTTGCCCAGTCTTTAGACAGCACGGTACAACAGCTTGATAAACAGCTGTCCGATAGCGTTGACGCCACAGACGATATTAGCCACACGGTTGGAGCAGATGACCAGCAAGTTGCTGACTTCACAAAAGATCGGGCTGATCTGTTTTCCGCAAGTGACGTAGCGGTATCGGCGTTTAACAAACAGTCTTCAGACCTGGCTGTTTCTTCTGACAGCAAGTTTTACAACCTGTCTACTGTTAAAACAGATACCGCCATATCTGTTGACTTTAGGTTCTACTTTTTGGCACGATTAGTCGTCGATCATCTTAACAGCCAAGATGTCAGAACAAATAGTTTTACTAAGACAATTAACGATACCGTTTCAGTTTCTGATTCG